CCGAGGTAATGCACCGCAAAATATTCGTGGCTGTTTGCATTGTGCTGCGGCACCTGGTATTCATTTTCCGCTATGATGTCGTGGAGCTCGACACCGAGCGCCGCCAGTCTGTCACGTAACGACAAGGTACACACCTTCTTTCTCAATATCTTCAAGATGCCATTTTCGGATAAGCTCCATGACGTACCGGTCATACTCCGGATTGGTACAATACCCGCGCTCTCTGACCTCCCGGATCAGCTCCGCAGGGTCTTTGATGCCGAGCACGTCCCGGTACTTATAGGAGCCGTCTCCGCGTTTCGCATCCCGCATGAACTGGCAGTAGTCGAACATGCAATCTTGATAGCTGTCATATGTCCTGAATTCGTCCGTTATATGGATCTCCTCGCCGTCCGGCGTCCATTCCGGCGTGACCTTCATATGTGTCCCGCCGTGCCAGTAATCGGACGTCCACGTGTCATTCAGGAGCTCTTTTTTCATGCCGAGCACGTTGTATTTGCCTTCCTGAGCGAGATCTGTCTGGCCGTATCCGGTCTCGATGATGCTCTGGCCTACGAGCACGCAGGCCAGATATCCGAATCTCTGCTCCGCATTGAGCGCGAGCGGGATCATCTTCGATACAAATTCACTTTCCGTCATTGTCCTCACCGTCAAGTTCCTCCTTGACTTTGCCGAGCTTTTTCAGTATGCCCTTGGGAAATGCCACGCCTGCCTGATCCAGATTTTCGAGGACGCTGACCGCCTCCATGATGACAATATACAGGCTTATCCATGTAGCGACTTTGTACTCTGCTACGACCGGAATCGCGGCTTCAGCGACGAATGCGATGATAACCACGAGCAGCTCCCCGCCTTTACGATAAAGCCCTTTCCTCATTTTCGTGCTGTCCCAAGTGCCGTTGATCGTCGCCTGGATCCAGCCGGTCACAATGTCCGCACCTGCACCAATCAAGGGCAGAAGAAAAATCCAGTAGATGTGTGAGTAGCTGAAATTTGATAAGTCCATAGCGGTGTCTCCTTTATTCCGTTTCTGTCTTATTGATTGTGTATGTCGCCGCCGCAAGGATGATCCCGGAGATCAGGTTCATCAGGTACGGGGCGAGCTTTAAAAGTGTATCGAGCATAATTGGTATCTCCTATTAAATCACGATATTGCCGCAAGCGCGATTGTCCGGTTCTCTCCGCTGCCAACACGTACAAGATTTATTATCTGGTCATCATAATCAACAAGCACGAGATCAATTATGGGCACATCGCTGTTATAAGAATTAGTCGCAGTAATGAAATAGGGAATACCTCCAAGTGTACCCGTGCTGTCAATATGAGTGTGTCCGGCTGCCCAGAAATCGACATGTCCCGTGCATGGTCCGAAGTCGTAAGTCTTATTATTAAGCGTTATTTTTGTACGATTATTATACGCTTCGACTACTGCACCGAAATTAAGTGCATTATTCTGTATAGTACCGCTCGACACAAGGATGTGCAGGAACATGATTGCGTGTTTCGGATCATCGTTTAACAGCTTTCCTGCAAGCCAATCAACCTGTTCCCAGTCGTAAGCATTCATCGAGCTATGCTCAATACCCGTGTCGAGTACATAGCATTTACAATTTGGTGCCGAAAAAGAGTAGTATGCTTTTTTCGTGTCGGTGTCTCTGTAGAGAATCGATGCGATAGTCTCATCAGTCAGTCTTCCTGTATAGTTATCACTTTCAGCGTCTTTTTTACCCTGATAATTGGTGTCGTGATTGCCCTTAACCAGATAACAGCCATCCAACAGATGATCCGAGATGCCTTTCAAGCGACCAAGTCTATAACACGCTTCGTCCATAGTTGTTGCATTATTGAGCCAGTCTCCACCCGATATGATGAAGTCACAAGGACTGTTTCTGTATACCGTCTGCACTCGTTTCAAGTAATTTGACAACTTGACTTCATTCCTGCTAGTGTCACCAAATCCAAGCACATGAGGATCGGTGAAGAATGCAAAAGATTCGACTGTGTTCTTATTCTTGAATAATGCACCATACGTTGTCATTGGAGTCCGCCAGTCATATACTCCCGTATACGGTTCGCCGTTGAAAATATCAACTGCACCGAGTTTGTCTCCGGCACTCTTCGCAAGTCTTGCGTTATAAATCTCATATAATTTGCCACCGCTCGGCGAAGCATATGCGTTCTGTACCAAGATTATATCGTTGAGATACCGTAAGTTTGCATCACGGGCATTCCTGATATGCAGTTTCCCATCATCAATATTGAAAATGAGAATTTCAGAAAAAGTGGGCAGTGTTATATCTATGGCATTCCCATCAATCACCACCCGAGAAGCGATGTCATCACCAACTATATCTGTCCAAGCAAGGGCAGTATTGTTGTACGGTGATTGCAGTCTCATGTTCAAAAGACCGCCAACGTGGATTTTTAATCCTCCTCCAGAAACACTTTCAAACGACAGATCAGTGCTATCTGAAATGTAGAAAAATCTGTGTGAATTGTATATCGATTTCTTTATATTGTCAGTATCTGTAATCGACAGAACAGCAGCACTGTCAGGAATGTAATCTATACGGCGCACAGTCACATTTGTGAATATAACAGGCATTCCCGATGACACCCACGTACTGCCTTTCGGAATCAGTTCGAGTATCATTTCTTGCTGCGTTGCGATATTGAAATCAGCCGAAACATCATCACTCAGAACATCCTCTGTTGTGGTAATGGTTCTGTCTACAACGCTGTTATCACCTAAGCGCAAACATACAACCTTGCTACCCACTGGAGCGGATGCGTCTACTGTACACGTTGCAGATACTCTATACGTACCCGGCATTATATCCATCATTGGATTTTTAAGGAGCACTTGCCCATGAGTACCCAGATTTTTAACAACCTTTATGCTCCAATCCGGCAAAACATCCACACCAGAAACCACAGAACCTGCAGTGTTTTCCGCAACGTAAAATGCGCCATGAACAAAAAGATTATCATTCGACAGAGATTCTATCACTGATGAAAACTTATTATCAATTATCGGGATTATCGTGAACTGGAAGTTACCTGCAGCACTCACATATGCTCTCATAGAATAAGCGTCAGATGCTAAAGTGATTTTGATTACGCTTTGAGCTGCAATACCATCCGAATAATGCGTACTATTTCCATCACCGTCAATCATGTTTACAGAGAAATTACCTGACGAAGCGTTATTTCTTATATAAACAGTAGTCCCTTTCGGAATGATTGGATCAAAAGTGAAATAATAGCTTCCTGCCTTTGAAAACGTTTCATCATTTGTGTAAGATATGCCGATATTGTCATCGAGGATTGTTTCAACGTCACTCAATTTGATTGATGCTCCGTCAATCTTATCGCCAACGACTTTAGCATCTGCAGCCACCCCCGACTGCGTGAGCGTCGTATCTGTTGACACCGCTCCATACTCGCCACCTGCGACCCATGCAGAGCCGTTGTGGTAGTACCACCTGTTATCTGTCGTCAGTACATATATCTTGTCTGCATCTGTCATCGCGGACACGCTCGATACGACAATCGGTGCGCCGGATGCCACCCGCTGTATCATGCTTTCGAGGACTGCGACCCTCTCTTTTACTGTCGGTGTGATAGTATCATCCGCCTCGTCGCTGTCATCCGTGTGGATGGTCGACAAGACCTGTACCGCACACGGCGTGGTATGCCACTCGCTGACTTCTCCGCCGGATATATCCAGGATGCAGAGAGCGACCATGAGCGACCCGTCTTTTGTAAGGTCAGACTGCGATAACTGCCAGTCATAGTAGTTGTGGAGTCCATCCGTATTGTAATACGTCAGCGTCTGCGCCCTGACTTCCGTCTCTCCCGGCCTCTGATACATGACGCGGAGCGCGACCTGTCCGTCGAGGACGATGTCTGCAAAGCCGGAATTGATCGCAAAGCGGACAATGTCGACCTCCTTGTCATGGACGACGAATGGATTTGAACTCTCTGCCGAAAGTGTCCGCATGACCTCGTCAACATTTAAAGTTAAAACGCTCATACCTTAATCCCCCCAGTACCAGACGATGTAGTTGAAGCGGCAGTATCCGCTTATCCGGCTGACGTTGAGTTTCGCGTGAACTCTGCGGTTCTCGTCGATGTATGTCGCGATCGGAACGACCGGATTGATTTTGTAGTACGGATTTGTGACCGTGACCGCCATCGCCTCAAGATTATATCCCGCCGGAACCGTCCACAGTGTCACGTCATCTTTTGTGGTTCCATTGACGACCATCGAACTTTTCTGGATTGCCCTCGGCAGGCTTGTAATCGTCGCCTGATTATCAGCGGCAGCAGTAAGGACTCCGCACAGCTCCTCGACCGCCGGAGTAAGCCCGGCAAGCGTCACGCGGTACATCGGAAAATATACGTCCGTTGCACCCTCGATGATGTCACCTGTCGGAACTGTAGGCCACTGCGGAGTACCGCTCGTAGGCGTGCCCTTCAGCACTGCCCATGTCATATTCTCTACTCCGGTACTGCCGTTGCGCGAGTATCTGGCACAGACAAGGTCGGTGCGGTTCATGCCCTGCGTGCCGTTGTCGATTGACACATCATCGTATGTCCCCGGCTCCACCCGGAACTCGACCCCGCCCATGATTGCCGTACCGTCATAAATGCGGAGATTGTTGGATGTGGTAAGCTCCGCGTGGAGACGCTGCCCAATCGGTAAAATAGTGTCCCCGATTGCGCCTTTGTTGAAAGCCTGCAAGTCATCGGAGACGATGTGCGGCTCTCCTCTGTATCCTGTTACTATTCGCATTATCTGTCCTCCTTGACATGGTACTCCAAGCGCATCGTACCGCCTGAGTACGTAAAGCTCTTGCGGTCTATCGGAGCTGATACGCTCGTGCCGCTTACTGTATGCCGTCCGGTCACGATATCGCCGATATCCATTTCAACATCCTGTATCCGGTTTATCTGGAGTGTCTTTTTGCTCATGACTTCCTTAAGCCGCTTTTTGCCCTGTTTCGTCAGTTCCGCAAGGCTCTCCGCATTGGGGTAGTCAAAATACTGCTCACGTTCCCACAGACCTGTATGGTATTTTGTGGTGCCGATGTTACCGTTCTGGTCGACGTACAGGTCGACTCGCTGACGGTTCCGAAGCTCCCCCGACCCCATGCAGATTAAATGGTTGATTCCCATGCGGTTATCCGAAAAGGTCAGCGACAGTCGGTTATCTTCGTTGTACGTTCCCGCCACCGTGACGACCGGTTCCGCTCTCAGTTCGACCTTGACCGTATCGGCCTTGTAAGCTTCGATCACGAGCTTGTAGCCGTTTTCCTCGCAGAGGTCAGTCAGTGCTTCGTGTACCGTGCAGAAGCGGTCAGCCTGGAATTCTGCGGTCACGCCCGTAAGCGTAGCGGGAACCGTAAAAAGCCCGCTGAATCTGGTCGACACAAGACCT